GCGTTCTTGAGAGCCAATACACCAGATGCTATAGCGAATTCGGCTGCACTATATGCAAATGGTGCTTTTACACAAGCAAACACTGCGACCACTAATGCAGCCACAGCCGACAGTAAAGCAGTAACAGCTGGTTCTTATGCTAACTCCGCATACGGACAAGCAAACACTGCTACAACCAATGCAGCAATAGCAGACTCCAAAGCTGTTACGGCTGGTTCTTATGCAAACTCAGCATATGGTCAGGCTAATACCGCAACTAATAATGCCGCAGGTGCTTCTCTATACGCCAATGGTGCTTTTAGACAAGCTAATGCTGGTTACGCTCAAGCGAACACTGCAACAACCAATGCTGCAACAGCAGACTCTAAAGCTGTCACTGCCGGATCATATGCAAACTCCGCATTCACTCAAGCCAATTCGGCTTTCTCAACAGCAAGTAGTGCATTGAATGCAAGTAATCTTTCCAGTGGTACTGTTCCTCTCGCTAGACTGAGTGGCATCACAACCACACAATTGAGTGCTAGTGCTGGTATTACGAATACACAGTTGTCAAGTAGCACAATTTCTGGTGTTTCCTTGGGTGGAACTTTATCTTCACACTCAGCGGGAACATATTTGGTTGGTGATGTTTACAATGGCAGCACATCAAGAACATGGTCTGTTGATGCCACGACAACAGGTACCGCAAATAAAATTGCTGCAAGAGATGGTTCGGGTGACATATACGCAACAGTGTTCAGAGGTCTTGCAACTAGTGCCAACTACGCTGACTTGGCAGAAAAGTATTTGGCTGATCAAGAATATGAAGTTGGAACAGTTGTTGCTGTTGGTGGCGAAGCAGAAGTTACCGCTGGTTCATATGGAGATAGAGCAATCGGAGTAGTATCTGCTCATCCTGCTTATATGATGAACAGTGAACTGGAAGGTGGAACTTATATTGCACTTAAAGGTAGGGTTCCAGTGAAAGTATCTGGCACTGTGCGTAAAGGACAACGTTTGGTTGCATATAACAACGGTACGGCTGTTGCAGCAGTGCCACATGCAAATGACGTTTTCGCAATCGCACTAGAATCGAGTGATGATACTGGAGTAAAACTAATTGAAGCAGTGATTTTATAAATTTCGAAATCCTGAGATCCGGCCCGAAAAAAATCGCCGCGCATCTCAGGTTCCGAAAAGTCATTTTTACTTTTTGATTGTTATGATTACACTAGATGAGTTTGAAAACTTCTTACACACCGATTTGGTATATGAACAGAAAATAATCTCTGTCATTGATGATCAATCGCGTCAAATATTTCTGGATGGAATTGGTGAACTATATAAACATACAGGCAGCACCATAAAACTGGAACAAATGGAAAAATACAGTCAAAGTATTTTTCAGAAATGCCAGAACCTTAGAAAAAAATACTCACATAATGGTCCGGTAACTTGTCATGCATTTCTGGCATTCAAAGGTTCCAAAAGTTTTGGTTTGCATATAGATCCGGATGATGTTATAATTGAATGTATTTTCGGCTCAAAAACTCTGTTTGTTAATGATGTGAAAAATGTATTGAAAAGTGGTGACTGTATCTATATACCAGCCAACACACCACATGAGATCATTAATGAAGACAAGTCTTTGATATTGAGTTTTGGATTAGAAAAATTTTATGTTGAAAAGATAAATCATGGACTTAATGTTCTATTTGAAGACGACGGAAACTTGTAACTTAAACTGTTTACATTGTTTTACCAGTGGTTCCAAAGGCGCAAAGATATATTGGAATCACATCAAGGTTGCCGACTGGTTACACAGAATGGCAGCACAAACACAATATGCACCACACGTTCACTTTGAATTTCATGGTGGCGAACCATTCTTGGCAGATATATCTTCTATGCAGTATGTGTATGACAATTGCCAGAACTTATGGAAAAGTCAAAGTTGGGGCATCACAACCAATCTGGCTTTCAAACTAGACCAAGAAAAAATAGACTTCATTATGGGTCCATTGGGTGGCAGAGTCGGTACCAGTTGGGATCCAGATATTCGATTTGCAAATCCTAAACAGTATGATCTGTGGAGAAAGAATGTGCAGACACTGATTGATATGGGTGTCGTTGTGAAACTATTCATCAGTGTAACTAAAGGCACGATTGCAATTGAACCTATCGAACTACTAGAGTGGGTCAGATCACTCGGTGTCAAAGAACTGGCACTAGAAAGACTGACGATGAACGGCAGTGCCAAACAAAACCTACATATATTTCCCACAAATGTGGAACAGGACGAATGGTTTCTGAAGATGCACCATCAGAGTGAAGAACATGGTGCAAGAGGTTGGTTTGATAATGAATTTCTGGAAACGGTGTACAATAAATTCGAAACGGGTTTCACCGCAGGCGGAACATTCTGTAGAGATTGTGAAGAGAAGTTATTCACACTAAATGCGGATGGAACCATATCTGGATGCCCAAATTCTGCACCGGAGTTTCAATTTGGCACGATAGATGATGATATAGAAAGCCTTATAAATAGTCCAACCAGATTGGAAAACATTGCATGTGAAAGGTCTAGGGATCCTAGATGTTATTCGTGTGATGTATTTGAATATTGTGGCGGAGATTGTCATCAACTAGAATGGGAAAATGATGTGTGTGGTGCACCAAAAAGTTTGATGAGATTCTTAAAAAGCAATCAAAAAAGAAAAGTATGGATATTAAAAGATGGCAACATTAACTAACCCTATAAGAACACAAAACATCGTTGATAGATTTGCAGATTACGTAACCGCAACATCAGCTTCAGGTATTTCATGGGGCACAAACGCATATCCATTTGCAGAATTTGATGGTGGATATTTTGGTGGTTCAACTAGTGGAAGAGCAATAGGCATAAATGGAGGAAGTATTGGTTCTTCCGGCACAAGAATTACAGCATCAAATATTTACAATACACTTGTGAATGAAACTGCGGCATACACTTCAATCAGGAACTTACGTGCGATATTGTTTGTCGATGGCGCCGGTGGCAACACCGGTTCACGCCCAACACCCGGTGTTATTTACGACCAAACAGCTGTTGCGTACATGAACGGTAGTTATCTTCAAAGCATTGGTACACCAGCAAATAATGGTGTAGCTTCCGGAAATGTCGCGTCTGCCACAAATCTAGAATCATTCTTTAACACATTAAGAAGTACATATAATAGTGCAAGAGGAAGTACAGTGACTATACAAGTTAACGTCTGTCATGCTTCTTGCCATTCGTCATGCCATGGTTCGCGTTCTAGGAGATAATAATGAATGTCGTTGAAACAACTGCGCCAGTATCTATTGATAATTTAAAAAAATATTTCACAGACAAAACAACTTTTTTTGTTATCAACTATAAAGACAGTACCTTAAAAGGTTCAAAACTTTTGACATATATTTCCAACCTGGACATACCATGTGATATCTCTTTTAAAGATTGTTCGAATGAAGAATGCTTTGAAATGATCAAAGATTACTTGAATACATCCATGATTGTTAATGTTCCATCTTTAGAAAGTTCTACGATTGCAATTCTTCATCAAGCAAAAGGATTGATACCGCCGATTGATAAAGAATTCATTGAACAGAATAGAGAAATTTTGAATAAATGGATATCTAAACTGGAAAGTTTGACTCTTTATAATATGCATATCATCAAAGATGATGCATTTAAACAGTTCGTTGATAGTTTTCCGGTTGATGATACAAAAGAAATGAACGGAGTTAATTTCATAAGTCTGTTAAAACACAAAAATTTATATTCGTTCTTTCAGAACACAAATCAAAACAGTTTAAAATTTTATTCACACTATTTTAATGAGTACGTTTTTAAAGGTAAGAATTTATTTTCTTACTGGGCAAACGAAAACAATCCTTTATTTTTGCTTACATATGGTATCGCTGAAGGGCTGGTTAAAGAAAATGAATACGTTGAAATGAAAAATAAAACTATTCAGGAGTTTAAAGATGTTTCATCTGTTCAATAAAGTTTATATCGTTTCAGATAGTTTGATTGATATAAACTTTGATAGAGTGGTGCTATCGGAGAAGTATGGAATTAAAATGTCCGAACAATTGGACAAAGTTTCATATGGTGAGTTATTAATGTATGCAGACAAATTTGCAAATCTGGGAAAATCTTTCGATAATTTTGTAAAAGCACTACACGATCATAGTTCAAAAACAAACAAAAGTGTTTTGGTGTATGTTGATGACAAAAATTTTATCGAATTGACAAGTAATTGGTTAATTAGACTATTCAAAAATATGGATGCAAGCACTGCTTGGTTCGTTGTTGATTCTTATCTAAAGAAAACGAAGAAAAGCCAATCTTGGAGAAATAATCACTCTTCTTCACAAGTAGAAATATACAAAGATGTGAGTGAAACAGAATTCAAAAAAGTATTTGGTGGTCTTACTATTGACAAAGTTGATGCAGTGTATACCACAATCAGAGAACAGATAAGTTTAGAATTTTTAGTCGCGTCTTATAAACATGATGGTTCAAACTTACCACAATTAATTGTTTCTTTAGAAAAAATTCTAAAAAGAACACTACAAGAAATATTGTTGGAGATAAAACACACTGTGTATAAGAACCAACATAAACCCAACTTTAATATTCCATTCGATGAAACATTTTTTGGCAATTCAACACTGTATAAATCTGAACTACTTGGTAAAGTTGGTGAAGCATCGAATGTTGATATCATAAATTCTTCCGAAGAAGACATTAAGAAATTCAAAGATATAGCCAAACAAGTCTATATGAATTGGGATAAATTCTCTGAGAATTCTCCCATCATCAAGAAACTGGACTTGCTTGATCTGCTGCGCGGCGGCTTAACAAAAGAAGAAGTCGATAAAGTTTTACAGATGGAAAAAGAAGATACATCGAACAGTAGAGTTTATCCATCTAGCGACGAAGAACACATCAACATCTACTTGTTGGATCATGTATTAAATCAAAACTCGGAACAATTGAAATCATATCAACTTAGATGAAACAAAATGATTATTATGATTTAGGTTTTTTTCAATCGAATGTACCTGATGATATCTTGAAATTACTTTGGTCGGAAGTTTATCTGACTGAGTGGATGAATGATTCGGAAGAGGGTATCTACAAACAAATACCTTCTTGGTACAAAAAGAAAAACAAATATGAATTGAAGAAAGATGGTTCAAATAGATCCGAATATGAACGTCTGATTGGAAAAGAAGTTTTCGAAAAGACTCCGATCACACTGATAAAAATTGGCAATAAACTTATAGAGAATGATCAATTTGATTTTTTCAGAACTTACTACAAATCACACGAATTAAAATACATTGATCTCTGGAATGGTTCAGAGAGTATAGATTACCATTTCGATACGATAAATGGATGTGACACGCTCATTCTGATTTATCTTACAGACTCCGAAAAGTGGTCGAGTGAATGGGGCGGTTCTATAACCATGAAGAAACAAGTCGGCAACATTTGTCATTATGAACAAAAAATTCTTCCTAATAATGGAACTATGTTGGTTATAAACAATGCAAACCCACTTGTCATGCACAAGGTAGAAAAACTTCATAACACATCAATAAATAGATACACCTTCTCTTTTATTTACAAGTGGTTTTAAATTGATAGCTGAACATGTATTGAATATACACAATAAGAGACCAGATACTGGTGAAATTATTGTAACACTGTTTGAATATTGTGATCTGAGTTGTTTATTCTGCAACCAAGACCACGATAGCTATGAGGGTATCGATACAATAGTTGGTAAATTTGACTCAATTAAATTGTCAATTGACCAGCAAATAAAAAAAGGCAAAAAGCAAATCTCCATACACATGATGGGTGGAGAATTATTCTCGGATACAGTAGAAGATAAAGTATTCGACGACTACGCCGAACTCACCAAGAAATTACTGGCATACGGCAAAGAAATAAACATACCTTTAGAAGTTTCTTTCATTACCAACTTTATATGGGAAAAGAAACAAAGAATAAAGAAATTTCTGGACGATAACGAAATATCGGTTATGACTAGTTATGACCCGTCAGGTAGATTCAACAAAAAAACTTTTGAAGTCTACAAAAAAAACATACAAGATTTTAAAGAATATATAATCAGTGTCAACGTCATTATGACGAAGCCAAATATAGATAAATTCATGTCGGACAATGTACCGTTTTTTGATTACTTGTACGAAAACTTTCCAATCTATTTTGATTATTATGGACCAGGAAAAAACCATGAATTTCTAATGGCGAAAGACATTGAGATTCGTGACTTTATGAAGTACATGTTTGAGAACTGGAACAATTGTCATCCGTTCAAAACATTTGCCAATAAAACCGCAAACAAAATGTCATGCATGGATACGCATACTGTTATGCCATCTGGAAAATGGGGTGGTTGTGGTTACTTTGAGAATTTGGAGAAAGTTATACCTATTAAAGTTGTGACTGAACAACAATGGTTTGATAGTTACAATTGTTACGAATGCGAACACCTACAAAGGTGTACTATGGGGTGTTTTATGAGCAATCACGTGAAAGACATGAGAACTCAAGACACATGTTGGTTAAAAGAAGTCTATGACTATGTTGATTTAAAAGTTGGAAACGAAAATGATATTACCATTAATTGAATTAAACAAAGATTTCATTGCCTCGGAGGCAATTCATTACGTTCAAAGAACATATACAGATTTTAAATTTGAATATGACTTGCTTCGCAGAGACATACACATGGTCATCGACATATTCATGGGTGAATTGCATGTGGAAGGTGGTGTTTACTCCTATGATATCGAAGAAGGTAAAGATGATTCTTACTTTCAACTGAACAGATACAAAAGGTCGTTTACAGTTTTCAGAAATCATTCAGATGAAACAATAAACTGTATACAATACACGGCAAACTTAATAAAAGATGTAATCACAAATAAAAAAATTCAACCAGTTTACAATACACAATTTGAACAACTGTATGATACTAAACAAAAATTCAATGAAGAAAAACTAGGTGAATTTGATACGATTTGTGGATTGATTGTTGCGAATTCTGCCGCAGGTTCAAACAGAAATTACCATATTGATTTCATTGAAGAATATTTCGATAAAGGTTTCGTTGTGACCAAAATTCCTCCTCATATTCACGAAAGATTATGGGAAGAAGTCAGAAATACCAAATGGATCGATGCAAAGAAATCAACTTACAAAAAAGTTCCAGACTGGTATCACGAAAACGAAAAACATTATGTTGATCCTACCGGATATGATAGACCATCTTACGAAAGAAAAATTGGTGCAGACATTTTCACAAATGCACCAAAGAGTTTAATTGATATTTCGGATGATCTGATCAAAGATGATACATTCTCACCTTTAAGGATGTATAGACCACCAAATGCCATCACAAAGTATCTTCATTTCTGGAATGGCAGTGAGAATTCACCACATCACGTTGATGCAATCGATGGTTCTGACCTAATGGTTTTCTGTTATCTGACAGAAGAAAAGGACTGGAAAGAAGAGTGGGGTGGTTACATTAATATTATGAAAGAAGTGAATTCAGAAATAACAAACACCAAAACCATTTTACCAAACGATGGTGTCATGGTATTGGTAAACAATTCTGCACCAATCTTCAAACATGGCATTCGGAACTTAATCAAACGCGACATTAATAGATACACATTCATCTTTCATTACACTTGGACATATTGAATCTAAAATTTTGTCATGGAATTAATTATTAAACCCACTGAAAAGTGTAACTTCAAGTGTACCTTTTGTTCAAGTACGCACATCACCGATGATAAGACAGCGGAGTTGGATCACGAATATATCTTTAAGTTTTTAAAGAGATATCCAGAAACAAATACCATAATTGTTAATGGTGGCGATCCACTAATGATGAGCCCAGAATATTACTGGAAAATAATTGAACATCTGAATGAAATTGGTAGTGATGCTCGCATATCATTTACCAGTAATCTATGGCCATTCTATAAGAATCCCAAAAAATGGACCGAACTGTTTACGCATCCTCGCATGGGTATTACAACCAGTTTCCAATATGGTGGTGGTAGACTCAAAGGTGACTTGACAGAGTTCAGTGAAGAAGACTTCTGGAACGTCAGTGATATGATGCTGGACGTTGTTGGTTATCGCCCGGACTTCATAAGTGTTATCACTAAGGAGAATGAACATCTAGCCATCAAGAACGTTGAACTGGCCAAGGAAATGGATGTGGAATGTAAATTGAACTATGCGTTCAGTAGTGGACCTCCGGTAAAATTTAAAAACATTACCATGGGCCAACAAGGGCAACCATATTTACTGGCATATATGTATAAAATATATGTTGAAATATGGAAAAAAGATTTGACAAAGTGGGAATATAACACAAAACAGATGGTAAAAAGACTGGTTGGTCATGCAACCACTTGCCCACAAAATAGAAACTGTGATGCAAACATCCGAACATTACAACCTAGTGGTGACTATTATAGTTGCGGTGCATTTGGTGACGATAAACTTTATCAAATAGATTTCGAAAAAGAAATGTCAGGTGAAAAAATATTTCCTTTGAGATTTCAACCAGAAATACAGAGCCTTAAAAGTTCTTGTTTCACTTGCCCAATGTTTCAAATTTGTAATGGTTGCAAGAAAACAATCAAAGATTTAAAAGACCATGACTTGGTGGAAGAACACTGTTCTAAAATGAAACTGTTGGCACCAGATATTATCGAGTCAAATGGAATGACAGGTATTCTGGAGCCTACACCGTATGTTAGAGAATACCCATGAATGTTTCTATTAATCCCAGTTACTTCTGTAACTTCAGATGTGACTTTTGTTATCTGACGGAAGAACAGTTGTCTGACCAGAAGAAAATAGAATTAGAAAAACTAGATGATTTGTTATCACAGATACCAAACATAGAACATGTTGATTTGTATGGTGGTGAAATTGGTACATTAAAGAAAGACTACTTTTATGGATTGAGAGACACGATTCGCAAACACTATAGTGGCAAAATCAATATCAATACCAACTATTCAATGTTGCATGAAGGTTTTTATGAAGATGATTTCTACCTGAGTGTTAGTTACGATTGGGTAGCCAGAGAAAAGTCAGACAGAGTTTATCAGAACATGTTGATGAGCCCAGTACCCATAGCCGTACTGGTCTTGGCTAGCCCCAAAGTATTACAGATGGATGTAGATGATTTTATATTATCGATGAACATGTGTAGTAGTGTGAGAAGTGTGGAAATAAAACCTTACAGCACCAACCAGGCAAATCAACATCCCGTCACACACAAAGACTTTGAGGAGTTTGTTAAAAAGTGGATCGAAAGCCCGTTACAAAAAAACTTTGAATTCATTAACGAATATTATATTGAAGATGTTCTGAATGGTAACCGAAATGCATTCAGTGATGACCACATCTACATCACACCAAATGGTAAATTTGCTGTACTGGAATTCGATTTAAATGACAATGAATATTTTTTGGAACTGGATAGTTGGGAAGACTACCTTAAATGGACACAAAAAGAAAAACGAAACAACGTTAGTGATATCTGTAGAAGTTGTGAGTTTTATGGTAAATGCCTGACAGAACACTATCGTTACGTCAAGGATCTAAATAATAGTTGCAATGGTTATAAATTTTTAATAGAGTGGTATCGTGAAAGACTGGAAAATTAGACAAGAAATTTATCATAGACTCAACACCGATTTCGATGATGATCTGAAAACCAAATCGGTTGAAATGTCAGATGATATTATTGGTAATGCTGTTCGTTATTTCAATGATCGTAACATAGGATGGATATATCCAGCCAAAAGTTACATGGTCGGCATATGTTATGCACGATGGTTGTCTGAATATTTTGGTGGAGAACCACTAGAATATTTGAAAGAACAGTCTCTTCTTTTCGACAACGACCCATACTATAAAAATTACGAACTGGATCAAAAAACATATGATGAAATTCTGAGTAAGATCAATCACTGGAACTTTGAAGAAAAGGGTTTGGTGCCAGATGTGAAAAAGTATTTTATGGAAGAGTTCATGTTATGATTCAGAATTTGTGGCCAACACCATTTCTGAAAACGGATTTTTCGGAAGAAATAAGAAATAATCTTCTCAGTCATTTTTTAACCAAATATGACATGTTCAATTCTTCAGGTGATTTAAGTAACATAAACATATTCGACGATGAATCGGATATTATTTGTAAGTTTACTGATGAAGTTGTGTTATCACTTTTTGATACATTTCTGAAAGAGAGTTTGGGAAAAGAAATCTCAGATTGGAAAAGTCACAATCTAAAAGGCTGGTTGACTGGTTCCGGAAAAAACTACGCCTCAAATTTCCACAACCATAAGGGTGCGGCAGTATCATCCATCTTTTATATCTTGTGTGAAGAGATAGATGTTGGTGGTGATATTTACTTCACAGATCCGAGACAGAACTCAAATAGAGGTTATGATAATCAATTCTCAAAGTGGTTTGATAATCTATCTTTCACACCAAAGAGTGGTGATGCCGTGGTTTTTCCAAGTTTTCTATATCATTTTGTTGAAACTTATAGGGGAAACATCAGAATAGCTATGCCAGTTGATCTGTTCCTCTATACAAATGAGTGACGATAAGTCCAAAATGTCCTAAATATTTTAGTGTCTTTCAGACATGATAAATACCGATATAATAATAAAAGGTAGAAATAACCCATGGCAGCAGGATATCAAGAATTATTCATTGAGCAAGGCGCCGACTTCTCGACTTCTATCACCTTGGATGATGCAGACAACGAACCTTTCGATTTAACTGGTTATCAAGCAAAAAGTCAGATAAAGAAGTCATACTATTCAAGTACCTCGGCAGCTCAATTCGTCATAACCATTCCCACACCAGTGAATGGTGTGTTAAGCATGTCTATAAGTGCAGCAAATACAGCAAACATATCTGCTGGAAGATATGTCTATGACGTTTTAATTAAAAATTCTAGTAACAATACCACTAGAGTTCTGGAAGGAATCGTTAATATTGTGCCACAAGTTACTAAATTTTAAAGGATAGAAATGCCTACAGTAACTGTCTCACAACCTTCAGTAATAAAAGTAAAGATTGATAGTCAACAGACTAAAGTCAGCACTATCAATTATGCAACAAAGTCGATAAAGGACTCTCCAGACGTTGACATGACCGGTGCAGCCACCGGTGATGTGCTTGTCTATAATGCGAACACACAAATATTCAGTGCAAGAAGAATTGGCTCGGCGACACCAGTTACAGGCGCATTGTTACCAACATCTACAAGAGCTTTCGATCTTGGTAGTAGAACACAAAGATTTAGAAGTATTTATTTGTCCGGTAATACCATTGATATGGACGGAACACAGTTAAAAGCTGACGCAGCAAATGGTACATTATCATTTAGTGCAGCTCCAACAGCCGAATTTCCAAATCCAATTGCAATTTTAATAACTCCGCAAGGAGGTTTTGCTCCAGTGCAAACTGTGGGTGGAGAAATACCCGCAAACACAAATGTACAAAGTATTATTGCAAACACCGCAACATATTTACAATTCACCGGTGGTGACGCAGGATTTTTTTAAATGGCTAATACCGTAATACAGATTTTAAGGTCATATTCAAACGTTGCGCCAACAACTTTGGCGGATGGTGAATTGGCATATTCTTTTCTCGCAAACGCACTGTATATTGGTTCAAATACCGGTCAAGTTATATTGATTGGTGGTTCAAGTTTTGCACAAAACGTTACTGTTGCAGTCGCAAATACGTCAATTGAAACTTTAAATGCTGACGGTGGCGAATTTTAATAAATAGACCGTAGGATTGTTACAAAAAACAACAAAAAGGAAAATAATAATGGCAAACACCTCGATTAGAATTAAACGCTCAACCACAACAGGAACACCAGGGAGTTTGGCCTCAGGTGAATTAGCGTACTCATACCTATCAAATACGATTTTTATCGGTTCGCCAGCTGGCACCGGTGTAGTCAATGTTGGTGGTCAATTTTACACCTCACAAATTGATTCTGCAACCAATATAAACACTGGTGGAGCAATTGTTCGCCGTGATTCAAACGGTAACGCAGCGTTCGGTACCATTACCGCAACATCGATCAATGCAACAATTGAAGGTAATGCGAACTCTGCAACACAATTCCAGACAGATAGATATATTAATATCTCTGGTGGTGATGTAGTTGCAACTGCACAACTGTATAACGGTACTGCAAACGCAACATTAAGTGCATCTCTATCAACAGTCTCTGGTTTATCTGCCGGCACATATGGTGGTACCACAACAGTACCTATTGTTACTGTTGCTGCAAACGGTCGTGTTATGGCCATTGCAAACTCCGCAACCATCGCAACATCTTTAAATATTCAAGGTGATACTGGTACAGATACAGTTAATCTTGCAACAGACACACTAGATTTTGAAGGTGGTTCTGGTGTAATAACAGCCGTTTCGAACAATAAAGTTACAATCGCGGTCGATAATGGAACGGTACTGAGAACAAACACTGCGATTCAAAGACAGATTATTGATGGTAACGTAGAAATCAGCGGAAACTTGGTTGTTCTTGGTACAGAAACAGTCATTAACGTTGAAACACTAAACATTGCTGACCCGTTAATTTTCTTGGCGGCTAACAACAACATATCGGATACCGTAGATATTGGTTTTTCTGGTAACTATAGTGATGGAACCATAAGACACGCTGGTGTGTTCAGACATGCGGGCACAAAAGATTTCTATGTTTTCGATAATTACACTGGAGGTCATGCTAATAACGTTCTTGATATTGGTGATTCTAGTTTCCGCGTTGCAAACTTACGTGCAAACTTAATTTCTCAATATGCAAACGTTGAGACATTACAAGTCAGCACACTGAATGTAACTACTTTGTCATTAACAAATGACCTGACTGTTCCTAACGGCGGTACAGGTGCAAGTTCCTTCACTAACGGTGCAATTCTGGTTGGTGCTGGTTCAGGCGCATTGACAACACTAGCAAATAGTACATATACCCCAACAGGTACAGGTGCAGCCAATAATACATTATCTTCACTGACAGTTGATGCATATGGCAGAACAACGGCAGCAACATTCGAAGCAATCTCTGGATTAACTGTTGCACAAGGTGGTACTGGTGTTAACACATTCAATGCTGGTCAAATTGTTGTTGGTGATGGCACCAACGGCCTGAAACAAATTGCTAACGTAACATACACTCAAACAGGTACGTTAACAACCGCAAATACAGTTTCCGCAATTACTGTAGATGCTTATGGTCGTGTTAGTGCATTAACATCTTCAGCAATTGCTCTAGGTGCAGATCAGATTACTAGCGGAACATTAGGTGTTTCAAGAGGCGGTACTGGTGCATCGTCATTCACAAGTGGTGCTCTGCTTGTTGGTAACGGTTCTGGTGCAATCAGTGAACTTGCAAACTCAACATACACAGCAACAGGTTCTGCTGGTGCAGCAAAGACAGTCACTTCACTGACAGTTGATGCATATGGTCGTGTAACTGCCGCAACATTCGCAGACATTTCCGGTCTGACTGTTTCACAAGGCGGTACAGGTGCATCCACATTCACCACAAGCGGTATCGTATACGGCAATGGAACTGGTGCATTACAAGTCACTGCGGCTGCTGGTACATCAGATCAAACATGGTCTAACCAAATTCTGACAGTAACCAATGCTGGTGTTCCAGTTTGGTCTTCTGCACTAGACGGAGGTCAATTCTAATTTGACTATATAATGTATGTTTCTTTATGATAGGAGTTTGAAATGGGAAATGAAAAATATTTAAATTATTACATTGAGACATTGACAAGCACAGTAACAGATTGTGTTATTCGAAATGTCTCAATGCAAGCAAACGCAAAAGTTACTGATGATGTTATCAAAGAACAAAGTGAAAAGATTGATGCATTAACAAAGTTGAATGCCGATTTACAAAAATCTGTTCAAGATTTGAAAAACATTAATACGTCAAATGAAAGTGCTTTGGTTCAAGATTTGAAAAATAAGTTGGTCGAAAGTGAAAAAACTGCAACTAACTTAAGAAATGACATAGATCAATTGATAACAAAATACCGTGATTATGACAGTATTAAAAATCAATCGACTCATGTTGAAACTTTTAAATCCGAATTGATCAAGGCTAGAGAAGAGACTAATAGAGTTCGTACTGAACTGGAAACAAAAGTCAACTCTTTAGTATCGGAAAATGCAGCTGAATTGAACAAGGCTAGAGAAGAGACTAATAGAGTTCGTAGTGAACTAGAAACAAAAATTAATTCTCTAGTATCAGAAAATGCGGGAAAAATTTCCACATTAACTGAACAACATAATAAAGATATTGTGCGTTTAAATGAAAAACATGATAAACAAGTTAATGAATTAACTGATAAAATTGACTATTTACAATTACCTCCTGCCAAAAGAAAAAAAATTGATGAGCTAAATAAACAGATAGAACCAGAAATGGTAATCGATTCTGGCGAATTAAATAGCCCAATCAAAGATGGCGGATCGTTTTAAGTAAATGTCAAACACATCAATACAGTTAAAAAAATCAGGCGCAACAGGTAACACACCAACAGGTTTATCCTTTGGTGAGGTTGCCATTAACTACGCCGATGGTAAACTATATTATAAGAATTCATTGGGTGGAACATCTTACATTTCCAACCAGTTTTCATTCGACACCATCAATGCAAATAACTCACTGATACTTGCTACTGGTGTTTCAGATACTCTTTCTTTTGTTGCTGGTGATAACATCAGTATCAATACAAATACTGCAACAAAAACAATTGTTATTTCGGCCACATCTGGTGGTTCAACTTCAGGTGGAATATATGCTAACGGTGCATTTGCACAGGCAAATGCTGCTTACACACACGCCAATGCAGCATTCAATGCAGCAAACACTGGTGGATCTTCAACAGATTCTGTAGCAAGAACTACTGCAAATGCTGCTTACACACACGCCAATGCAGCATTCAATGCAGCAAACACTGGTGGTTCTTCAACAGATTCTGTAGCAAGAACTACTGCAAATGCTGCTTTCGTTCAGGCAAATGCTGCTTACGCTTCTCAAAATACTACCGGATCATACGCAAACTCAGCATATACACAAGCCAATACTGCCACAACCAATGCATCAACAGCAGACTCCAAAGCAGTAACAGCTGGATCATACGCAAACTCAGCATATACACAAGCAAATACCGCAACCAATAATGCGGCTGGTGCTTCTTTATATGCTAACGGAGCATTCATACAAGCCAATGCGGCTTTCAATAGAGCAAATTCTGTATTAGGTGGTTTCAGAGCCAACACTTTAATTGTTGCAAATGGTACTGGTTTCCTATCTAACTCAAATGCTGAGTTTAGTTTATCAAACAATACTTTGTATGTTCCAAATGCAAACATATCAAATGAAATAGTTGCAAACTCACTTATCTTCTATGATGGTACAAGATTAAATAGTGCAACTGGTATAAATGCGAATACAGCAAATAGTGCTGCAACAGCAAACGTGTCCATATTCGCAAGAGTAACAAACGTAACAACAGGAACTTATTTCCCAATTGTTACGGACACAACAATTACAGGTGCCGACACATTCCATTATTCAAGTGGTGACTTCTTAATGTATGCTGCGAATAATACATTCAGAGCCACTGGTAACGTTTGGGCTGGAGAATTTCTTGCTGTTGGTTCAAATATACCCGTTGTCAATTCGACTGGTCATTGGGTTGGTCAAACCATATCGGCTGGTTCAGCTGGAAGTGCTAATACAGCTAATGTTGCAATCAATGCAAGAATCACTAATGTAACAACAGGTACTTATTTCCCCATTGTTACCGACACAACAATTACCGGCAGCGATACATTACACTATTCTAGCAATGATTTCTTAATGTATGCTGCGAATAATACATTCAGAGCCACTGGTAACGTTTGGGCTGGAGAATTTCTTGCTGTTGGCACAAATATTCCGGTTGTCAATTCTACTGGTCATTGGGTTGGTCAGACAGTAAACGGAATAGATTCATTTGCGAGAACGACAGCAAACGCAGCACTACCTACAACTGGTGGTACAGTAACTGGTAACCTAACATTGTCCACAACATCGACAATGATTATACAAAACACCAGACCAACCACATCAAACAGCACAGGTGCATTAATTGTTAGGGGTGGTGTAGGTATAGCGGGCAACTTGTTTGTTGGTGGCATATTCACTGTAGACGGCGATTTTCAGGTTGGTAACACAACAAGTACCGGTAACGTTTTCAACTCTGGTTTTGTAACGTTCTCTCAACCAACACTGTTCACATCAAACGCAGCAACAACGTCAAATACAACTGGTGCAATAATTTCAACTGGTGGTATCGCCACTAGAGGAAACTTATTTTCTGGTGCAATCAGAATCACAGGACCATCATCAAACGGATTAACTTTTGCTGATGGTACAGTACAATACACTGCGAATGCTCCATCTTCTTCTATAGCAAACGGAAGTAGCAATATTGTCATTCCAACAGCAAATGGAAATATAATAGCCAATGTTAGTGGAAACACAATTGTCACCATAACAGCTAATGGATTCTCAACATCTGGTGCAAATGGTGATATCAGTGGTGCAAATAATATTTTTTCTAATTTTATCAATGTTACATCAGCTTCAATTGTATCCGGTGTTAATGTAGTACCATTCATTCAAAGTGCATTCAACAGAGCAAACAATTCATTGAATGCAAATACTGGTGGTAGAGTTACTGGAAATACCGTTATAAGCAACGTTGATATGGCTAACGCCATTTATAGTAACGTATCATTCTCTGTCGCAACACAAGAAGATGCACCTTCAGCCATGTCTATTAGTGCTGATGGTAAGAAAATGTTTGTGATGGGTACGACAGGCGATGATGTAAACGAATACGACTTAACTACTCCATGGTTGGTTTCTTCAGCAACATTTGTCAGAGTATTTTCTGTTGCTTCACAAGAAAATTTTCCAACAGGTTTATTTTTCCGACCAGATGGTCTTAAATTCTATGTTGTTGGACAAACCAATGACACCGTTTACCAATATGCGTTGACGACACCTTGGGATTTATCGACAGCTTCTTACGAAAGTAAATCGTTCTCCGTTTCTAGTCAAGATAATAATCCAACAGGTATATTCTTTAGACCTAATGGTTTGTCAATGTATGTGACAGGATCTTCAACAGACTCTGTTCATCAGTATACTTTATCAACAGCTTGGGATGTTTCAACAGCCACATTCCTGCAATCTTTTAGTGTTGCCTCTGAAGAAACAGTACCACAAGATTTGTCTTTTGCTAACGATGGTTCCCGAATGTTTGTTATGGGCAACATCGGTGATGATGTTAACATATACAATCTATCAACTTCGTGGAATGTTAGTACCGCCGTATTCTCAACAACATTCAGTGTTGCTGCACAAGATGATGCACCAATAGGTATGTTCATTGAAGTGGACGGAAGTAGATTTTACATGCTTGGTTCAAGCAATGATACCGTCTATCAGTACAGACTTCCGATGGCAACGATTGAATTGACAGGAAACACATTTATAAATGGCGACATTAATGTTTTACAAAATTTAAATGTTGATGGATCAGCCACATTCCGCAATGAAATTATTTCGAATAATGTAATATCAAGCAACATTTATGTTTCTGGGTATAATGTATTTACCTATATTACGAATGCTTACATACAAGCCAATGCTGCATTTGCTGCAGCTAATGCTGGTGGAGCCGGCACAGACCAATTTGCTAGAAACACAGCTAATGCAGCCTTCATACAAGCTAATGCCGCTTTCGCAGTGGCGAATACTGGCGGCGGTGGTGGCGGTCCAGGAACAGATAACGTAGCTAGACAAACGGCTAATGCAGCCTTCATACAAGCCAATGCTGCATTTGCTGCAGCTAACGCAGGAGGATCAGGCACAGATCAATACGCAAGAGACACAGCAAATGCTGCATTGATTGCAGTTAGTAATAACGCAGTGAATTTGTTAGTTTATAGTAATTTCTTTATTGCAAATGGTAATACATCAACATTTAGTGTCACAACAAATCCTGAAAGTAAAGAATACACAGTAGTAAACATAGATGGTGTTATTCAATTAAAGAATACATATTCATTAAGTGGAAACACAATTATTTTATCGGAAAATGTTGCAGCAAATGCAAATGTTGAAATAACAGTTTCTGGTGGAGGCGGCGGTGGTAATACTACTGTAGGTTTCGTTACTCAAAATAAAACTGTTATAGATAGTAATGTAACAATAGGTGCTGGTTTCAGTGCAGTCAGTGTTGGTCCATTATCTATAGCAAACAATGTCGTTATAAACATAGCTGCTGGACAAAAATGGGTAATTTTATAAAATTTGATATTGACAAAAACGGATAAAAAATGCCAAGTATTATTAACGCATCAACTTCATCAACAGGTCTTTTACAATCGGCAGATGCCAGTGGCATTCTACAGTTACAGAGTAATGGCACAACAGGATTAACTGTGAATGCTAATGCAAATGTAACAATAAGCAACAGTTTATTTGTGAGCGGAAATGAAGTTCAACCATTGGTTTCTGGAACATCACAAACTACAACTAGTGGAACTAGCATAGATTTCACTAGCATACCAAGTTGGGTAAGAAGAATTACAGTGATGTTTAATGGGGTAAGCACAAATGGAACTAGCATAATTCAAATTCAAGTTGGATCTGGATCCTTTGTTACATCTGGTTACTTTGCAAATTATGGTGCAATTAATTTGGGTACCGGACAAGCAAACATTACAACAGGAATTCCTGTATATGCGGGTGCATCAGCAGCTTCTGTATCCACCGGACACATTATACTCACTTTAATTGGATCAAATACTTGGATTGCATCTGGAGTTGTGTTATACACAAATAATGCTGGAGCTATGTATATGATTGCTGGTAATACCCCTTCGCTTGCCGGTGCGCTCGACAGAGTAAGATTAACCACAGTAAACGGCACTGACACTTTTGACGCTGGCTCAGTTAACATATTATACGAATAACAGGAACAAATAATGCCATACGGAACATTAGCACTAGACGCAATAGAAAGTTCTGGTAATTTAAGTATTACTGGTAATGTTACAACTACGGGCACAATTACTAGTTCTACAGGTGTTACTTATCCTTTAGTGGCAAATACAGCTAAGACCACAACCAGTGGCACCAGTATAAATTTCACTGATATTCCAGATTGGGTGAAAAGAATTACACTTATGTATAGCGGCGTTAGCACTAGCGGTACTAGTAATTGGTTAATACAGCTCGGAGATTCAGGCGGAGTTGAAAACACTGGCTATTTGGGGGTTGGAACTTTTCTTGGAGCTACAACTAGCGGTACAAACTACACGGCTGGATTTGGATTCTCAATTGGCGGTGCTGGTCATATATTGCATGGGTCAGCTGTTCTTACTTTGCTTTCTAGTTCAACAAACTCTTGGACTTGTATGGGTAGTTTAGGTGGAACTGGTACCGCCGCCGGATTTATATACTCAACTGCTGGTGCCAAATCACTAAGTGGAACTTTAGATAGAGTTAGACTAACCACAGTAAACGGTACAGATACTTTCGACGCTGGCTCAGTTAATATTTTGTATGAGTAAACAATTATGGCAATAACATTAGACGGATCCTCTGGATTAGTATTACCATCTTGGGCTACTGCTGGTCGCCCGAGTAATCCTCAAAATGGTCAAATGGGATTGAATACAACATTGGGGTATATAGAGTGGTACAATCAAGCTTATGGATCATGGCAGGGAATTTTTCAGGGTCTCAATTATGCTATAAATTATCTAGTTGTCGCAGGCGGCGGTGCTGGAGGTGGTGCTGGTTCCACTTGGGCATCGGCAGGCGGCGGCGGCGCCGGCGGTTATCGTACTGGAACACTTGGTGTAACTAGTCAAACTAATTATACCATTGTAGTTGGAGCTGGTGGCACATCTACATCAGTATATGGTGGAGGCACAGCTGGCAGTAATTCTTCATTAACAACAGACATAGTTTCAGCTGGCGGCGGCGGAGGTAGTGGTTTTAATGGTGCTGGAAGTACCGGTGGATCTGGTGGCGGTGGCGGTGGATATACAAGTGCTCCAGGCACAAGTACGGGATATACCGGTAATATTCCAGTAACATCACCATCACAAGGTAACAATGGTGGAAATGGGTCTGGTGGAAATGGGTCTGGATCATCTGCCGGTGGTGGTGGCGGTGGATCTGGCGCAGTAGGTTCAAATTCAGCTAGCACCAGCGTAGGTGGTGCTGGTGGAGCCGGTACAGCTTCAACAATCACTGGATCATCTGTAACCTATGCTGCAGGCGGAGGCGGTGGAGCAGGTGGAACTGGTGGAGCAGGTGGATCATCTATAGGGGGTGCCGGCGGATCTGGTAATAGTAACGGAAGTGCATCACCTGCTCCAAATACTGGTAGCGGTGGCGGAGGAGGTGGCGGCGGTGCCAGTGGTGGTGGAACATTGGGCGGATCTGGTAGTTCAGGTATTGTAATTGTTTCGTATGCTAGTACAGCTCAAAGAGGTACTGGAGGAATAGTTTCAACATATGTGTCTGCTAATACTACCTATTGGGTACACACTTTTACCTCATCTGGAACATATACAGCATAAACGAAATAAAATGGGAATTAATATAGGCCGAGGAATTAATGTTGGTGGTGGATTAACATTTGGTTATTCTCCGTCACCCATTTCAGTTGAATATTTAATTGTTGCTGGTGCCGGTGGCGGCGGCGGCCGTGGAGTTAATGTAGGAGGCGGTGGCGGCGGAGCCGGTGGTTTATTAACTGGTATGGATTTTTTTAATTTCGATCAATCTTACGCAATTATTGTTGGTGCTGGCGGCGCCGGTGCGGCGTTCAACACTAACGGAACTTCTGGGCAAAACTCATCATTTAACACAGTATCGGCAATTGGTGGTGGATTTGGTGCAATATTTGGACCCGCAGGAAACGGCGGAAGTGGAGGTGGTGTTAGTGGTGCAAATCAAACCGCTGGTTCAGGCACCGCTGGCCAAGGAAATAACGGTTCTATAGGAGCAGGCACGATTGGAGTAACACCCTGTACCGGCGGTGGAGGAGGAGGTGCGGGTTCTGCGGCTAGCGGCCGCATTGGAGGTACAGGTTTAACAAATAGTATATCTGGATCTTCAGTAACATATGCAGTCGGCGGCGATGGTGGTAACACAGGAGGAGCAGGTAATACTTCAGGAGCTTCCAATACAGGCAATGCTGGTCGTGGATCGGACGGCGATGCATCTTTATCGGGTAGCGGTGGATCCGGCATCGTAATTATAAGATATTCTGATACATTGCCAGCAGCTAAGAGCACAACCGGTAGCCCCACAATTTCTGTGTCGGGTGGATATAGAATATATACTTTTACAGGATCAGGTAGTATTACATTTTAAGAGGTTAAAAAATGGCACATTTTGCACAATTGGATGAAAATAATATTGTCACACAAGTAATCGTAGTAAACAACCAAGAATTATTGGATGAGAGCAATGTCGAGCAAGAAGAAAAAGGTATTGTTTTTTGCCAATCACTTTTGGGTGGTAATTGGAAACAAACAAGTTACAATGCAAACATAAGAAAAAATTATGCAGGTGTAGGTTACACATATGATGTTGAAAGAGATGCTTTTATTCCACCAAAACCATATGCATATGCATCTTGGATTTTGAATGAAGATACATGCAGATGGGAAGCACCAATTGCTTATCCAGAAGATGGCAAAGCATACACATGGAACGAAGAAACTGTTTCTTGGCAAGAAGTGATTCTAGATTTAGAATAAATACTTTATTTAAAAGACATTTAAAACATGCCACTAACTAGAATTCAACCGCAAGGTTTAGATAGCACTGGAACTTATACATTCAATGGTATTATAGCAAACACTGCTATTGTTGCTGGTAATGATATCTCTTCTGGTGGCGGACCTAAAATAACAAATATACAGGTAACCGATAGTTCATACAATGTATTGGATGATACATCTGTAAGTACATCTGGTGGTTACATTAAAATTACAGGCACAGGCTTTGCATCTGGTTGTCAAGTATTAATTAATAATACTCCAGTAACATCAGTAACTTTTGTAAGTGCGACAGAAGTTAGGGCACAAGTTCCTGCAACCTCGGCCGGAACATATGTTGTTTATTTGGTAAACAGCGATGGTGGCGTAGCAATACGGGTTAATGGTATTACATTTAGTGGCACACCTAATTGGGTAACATCAAGCACACTTCCAAATAGTGATCCGTTAGTATCCATTCAATTGAGTGCAACAAGTGATAGTGCAGTTGTATATTCATTGGCCGCAGGCAGCACTTTACCTACTGGTATAACACTTTCAAGTGGTGGTTTGTTGAGTGGAACTGTAACAGGAACAGATCAAACAACTTATAATTTTACTATAAATGCAATTGACGCAGAGTTGCAAGATAGCCCAAGAACATTTAGCATAACGATAACTTTTAGTGATTTAAACTTTCCTTATGTAACTACTTTGATTAGTGCAAACACTGCAACTTTGCCATACGACAGTGATGCCAGTAATAATAATTTTGCAATAACACCAAATGGTGATGTTAGACCGAACGGCTTTAATCCATATACACCTGGCTACTATAGTAATTATTTTGATGGTACTGGTGATTATTTGACTGTTCCGAGTACATCAAGTTTATCTATGGGCACTGGTGATTTTTGTATTGAAATGTGGATTTACCCAACCGCATTGTCCGCTACATCACAAGTACTGTATGCAAATTTTTCTGCTGGCACCACTCAAATGGGTGTTTTTATTAGAAACACAAGCACCATTCGTTTTTCAAGTTGGGATACTGCGTATTTGGATAGTGCTTCCGGAAGTATTGTAAATAATATATGGCATCATATTGTTGTTTGCAGGGCTACGACTACTACATCATTGTTTATAAATGGTGTTAGGGCTGCAACTGCGACAGGTGCTTCAAATGATTTTTCATCCAGTTCTGCTTTTTCAATTGGTCGTAATCCAAATAATACTGAATTTTTTCCCGGTTACATATCTAATCTTCGGGTTATAAAAGGCAGCGCTCTATATAACCCTTCTAGCACTACAATTACAGTCCCGACGACACCATTGACTGCTATAGCCAACACCAGCTTACTAACCTGCCAAAGTAATGGATTTATTGACAACAGCACAAACGCATTTACTATCACACGCAATGGTGACACACTGGTATCAGGATTTGATCCGTTTGTACCCGACACCAGCTACGGTACCTATGGAAGCACTTACTTTGATGGCACTGGTGATTATCTAGCACCCGCAACTAATTCTGCTTTCGCATTTGGCACAGGCGATTTTACTTTTGAATGCTGGATTTATGCTACTACTGCTAATGATTCTCCAATTTATGAGAGCCGTTCAACAAACTCAACCACAGATGGATTTACTGTAACGGCATTTTCTTCAACTGTAATTAGAGTTTATACAACAGCAGTACTTGTTTCTGCTACCGTTTCTAACTATGTAAATACATGGACACATGTCGCATTTACACGACAGGGTAGCACCAACCGTTTATTTGTAAATGGTGTACTTGGTGCAACGGCAACAGCCGCTGACAACTTTAGTAATACTACTGCATTCATTGGTGCAGGACGATACGCAAGTAGTAGTTTATCTGCTTACTTTACAGGATACATCTCTGATGCTAGGATAGTAAAAGGTACAGCAGTCTATACCTCAGCGTTTACTCCACCTACAACACCATTAACCGCAATAGCCAACACAAGTTTGTTGACCTGCCAAACCAATCAACCCGATAATAACAATATATTATTAGATTCCAGCACCAACAACTTCTTAATTACAAGAAACGGTAATACCACACAAGGCACATTTAGCCCATATGGTCCGTTATGGAGTAACTACTTTGATGGTACTGGTGATTATTTAACAATTCCTTACAGTGCATCTATGGTTCAGTGGTGGGACACTGATTACACCATTGAAATGTGGGTGTATAATGTTACCAACTCACAAACATCTAATGGCTTTCCCCTTCAAGTTGCTTACGGACTCCCTGCCCAAGCTGATACTTATTGGTCATTCGGTACTCTTACTAATGGTACACTAATGTTCTATTATTATAACGGAGGCGCAGTAACATCAGCAGTTAGTAGTGCTACAGTGCCTTTGAATACTTGGACGCATGTTGCGATGGTTTATACTAATTCAAGCACGACTCTTAAAGGTTACATTAACGGAGTTCAAGCATTTTCAGTATCAAAATCCGGCACGCCTCAGGGTCCTTCGGGGCAGACTGTAAACTTGGGGGCAGTACAATCTACAGGATACAATGGTTATATTTCAAATCTTCGTATAGTAAGAGGTACGGCAGTATATACCTCAGCATTTACTCCAAGTACTTCACCACTAACTGCCATAGCCAATACCAGTTTACTAACTTGCACAGATAATAGATTCGTAGACGATAGCCCAAACAATTTTACCATCACCCGTAACGGCGATGTTAGTGTACAAAGATTTAGTCCTTTTAGTCCACAGACAGTCACTACTTTTTATAGTGGTTATTTTGATGGTACTGGAGATTGGCTAGTTACAACAACATCTCCTGCAACATTGTCTGGAAGTTTTACTATAGAAGGATGGGTTTATATAACATCTTTAGCAGCTGGCAGAAGCCTAGTGTGTGTAGGCGACGACAATACTTCAACTGGCGCCTTGTTTTTTGTAAACACATCTGGAAGATTAGCAATTTTTGGAAACGGTGGTAATATTTTAGTTGGTACTTCACAGACTGTGGCAGTAAATACTTGGAATCATATTGCATTTGTTCGATCATCAGGTACAATAACAGCATATCTTAATGGAGTTGCAGATTCAACTACAGCATCTAACAGTACAGCATTTACAGGTGCAAACAGAATTGGTGGAGAATTATTTGCTGGAAATGCCGGTGGTACTATAATGTTGGGTTATATCTCTAACTATAGATTAGTAAATGGAACCGCAGTATATACCTCAGCATTCACTCCACCTACTCAACCATTAACTGCAATATCCGGTACAAGTTTACTAACATGTCAAAGTGCAACTTTTATAGACAATTCAACTAATAACTTTACTATTACAGTTGCTGGTAACACCACACCAACAACAGTTGCACCATTTACACCCACAGCAACAACAGGAGTTGCTTACTCACCAAGTGTGTATGGTGGTAGTATGTATTTTGATGGTAGTGGAGACTATTTAACTGTTCCGCCCAGCACAACAACATATTTGTCTAATAGAGCATTCACCATTGAAGCATGGGTTTATCTCAATGCGAACTATGTAGTATTAGTATCTCGTCGAGCAGAGGTTTCAGCTCGTGGATTTTTCCTTACATATGGTAACATTACAGATAACAAATTCACTTTTTATGCTGGTGATACTGATGGTGGTTTTTGGAATGTGCAGTTGACTTCAACAGATACTTTTTCTTTGAGACAATGGCACCATGTTGTAATAACTAGAAATTCCAGTAATGTATTCACTCTATGGGTCAATGGGGTATCTCAAGCAACTGGTACTGCTTCATTTACTATAGCAGATGACACAAGCAACTTGTTAATTGGTGCCATAGACAGCGGAAATGCACCAATGAACGGATATATTTCCAATCTACGAATTATAACAGGTCAAGCACTTTACACCAGCAATTTTGCACCCCCTGTTAGTCCACTAATAGCAATTCAAAACAGTGTTTTACTGTTAAATGGTACCAGTGCAGGCGTTTATGACAGTTCTATGATGAACGATTATGAAACCGTGGGCAATAGTAACTTGGTAACAAGCATTAAAAAATACGGCAACAGTAGTTTATATTTTGATGGCACTGGGGATTATTTGGCTACAAACAGTACACTAATAACAAATTTTGGAGCAAGACCGTTTACTATAGAATCTTGGGTATATTTTAATTCTGTGTCAGGTACTCGATATATAATGTCAACTTATCAAGATTCAGGCACAGGCTGGGCCCTTGGTTTATTCAACTCAAAGTTTAATTTTTGGGCAACAGGAGACGGGGCAGATATTGTTGGCACAACCACTCCTGTTATTAACACATGGTATCACTTGGCAGTATCGGGCCAAACAGGATCAATAAAACTTTTTGTAAACGGAATTCAAGAAGGATCTACATATACTGGCGCAACAGCATTAAACTCTACATCCACTTTGCGTGTTGGCGACGGAGCAGGTGCCGCAGCCGGCCAAGCCTTAAACGGCTATCTAGACGATGTTCGTATCACCCGCGGTGCGGCCCGTTACACTGCAAACTTTACCCCACCTAGCAGTCCCTTTATAACCAAATAAATAGTCCATAAAGGACAAAAAAATGGCCACAATAACAACAAGAGCAGATTTCAAAGATTATTGTCTAAGACGTTTGGGTTTTCCTGTCATCGAAATCAATATTGATGATGACCAGGTGGAAGATCGTATCGATGATGCATTACAGTATTGGCAAGACTATCATTTTGACGGTCTGCAAAAATTATACTTCATCAAACGAATCGATCAAACCGATATTGACAATCATTATTTGGATCTTAGTCAAGCCAGAGACACCGCAAACAACGTTTCGGAAATTACTGGTGTGACCAGAATATTTCCAATGTATGATTCTCAAGCATCGATTAACATGTTCGACTTGAGATATCAGTTGCGTCTAAACGAATTGTATGACTTTACTTCCGCATCATACATTAACTACACAATGACGATGCAACATCTACGTATGTTGGAACAGTTATTCGTTGGTGAAGTTCCTATCCGTTATCAAAGACATATGCAAAAACTGTTTATTGATTGGGCTTGGGGATCCTCGCAAGCACCAGTTGGTACAGTAGTTGTTGTTGAGTGTTATGGTTTAATTGATCCTGGTGCGTATGGTAGAGTCTGGAATGATCGTTGGTTAAAAGAATATGCAACTGCACTCATCAAGAGAAGTTGGGGCAATAATCTGAAGAAGTTTGCCGGTGTTCAATTACCAGGCGGCGTAACTTTGAACGGAGATAAAATATACACCGAAGCTGTAGATGAAATAAAGATGCTGGAAGCCGACATGGAAAAGAATTATGGTGGTATTTTGGAATTCTATTTGAATTAATATGAAGCATAAACACCATATAATTCCAAAACACATGGGAGGAACAGATGATCCTTCCAATTTAATTGAGCTCACTGTTGAAGAACATGCAGACGCTCACCGTTTATTATGGGAAAAATATGGTAATTGGCAAGACAATGTTGCTTGGAAAGCTTTAAGTGGTCACATTGGTAAAGAAGATATTATACACATGATTCATAAAAATATGAATAAAGGCAGAATACCGACATTGGAAACCAGAGAAAAAATGGCACTCGCTAAAAGAGGCAAAAAAATATCTAAAGAACATGCGAAAGCCCTACACAATGGTAGAAAAAACTCAAAAAATAGTGAAGAACATTTAAAAATATTGTCGAATGCCAATAAAGGCAAAACAATATCAGAAGAACAAATAAAAAAATCAATTGAAACAAGAAAAAAAAATAACGACACTTCTAAAATTTCAAGTATAGCTGGAAAAGCAAGTGCGGAAAAATATAAAAATGATCCTATCCGTCAACAAGCACACTCACAAAGAATGAAAAAGTGGTGGAATGAAAGAAGAAAGGTAGGAACCTAAAATTGCGACCTCGGTGTACTTTAACAACTACAACTCGATTGCAGAACAACGGGTTGTTGAAGACTTAATAGTTGAGTCGATAAAAATTATGGGATTTGACTCCTATTACTGCCCAATCTTCAATGAAGAAGATAGAGATATACTGTATGGCGAAGATCCAGTTAAAAAATTCAAGTCTGCTTTCCCTGTCGAATTCTATCTTTCAAATGCTTTGGAGTATATGGGAGACAAAGAGTTCTTTACCAAGTTTGGTTTAGAAATACGAAACAACGCAAACGTTATCATATCAAAGCGTTCGTTCTCTCAACGTGTTCCACAGAACGTATTTACAAGACCACGTGAAGGTGATTTGATTTATGTACCTTTCTTAAATGGTACTGGTGAATTGTTTGAGATTAAGTTCGTGAATCAAACAAAAGACTTCTTCACATTAGGTCGCAAGATTCCATTCTTCTATGAACTGGAACTTGAGAAGTTTAAGTATTCTCAAGAAGTTATCGATACCGGTATTGCTGATATTGATGATGTTGTGACACAATCTAGTTACACAATCGATCTGACAGTTCGTAACGGAAATGCAATAAACTATTCACAAAAAGAAATTGTGTATCAATCTAGTGATCAAACACTGGCAAATGCATCTTCTAGTGCAACTGTACAGAATTGGGATGCATCATCAAATACCATAAGTGTTACAAACATTTATGGAGAATTTACAGACAACGTTACAATTATTGGTGCAACAAGTAATGCTCGATATATGTTAACAACTTACAATCCTTTGAGAGATAGTACGCCAAATGAAAACTATGACAATATGTACATAGAAGATCAGGCAAATAATATTATTGATTTCACGGAAATTAATCCGTTCGGAAAAATTTAATGGCAGCAATTCAATACAATCGCATCATACGAAAAATTGTTGTTGGGTTTGGTGACCTATTCAATAATATTACACTGGTGCGTTACGACTCAAATCAAATCGAAAAGGAAAGATTCTTAATACCTATTGCATACGCTTCCAAAGAACGTTATGTGATGCGTTTAGAGGATGATCCAAACCTGGACAAAAAAGTACAGATCGCTTTACCTCGTCTGTCTTTTGAAATGACTGGGCTTTCTTATGATAGTTCCAGAAAACAAAATACAAACGTTAAGAATTTTGCTTCTAATGCAACTGGAGCAATATCACAATATAATCCAGTACCATACAATTTTGATTTCAATCTGTATTTGTATGTACGTAATATTGAAGACGCAACTCAAGTTATTGAACATATCGTACCATATTTCACACCGGATTATACAGTAAAATTGAATCTGATTCCTGAAATGGGTATCGTGAAAGAAATACCTGTAATTTTAAATTCTACAGATCACGAAATAGTTTATGAAGGTGATAGAGAACAAGCCACAAGGATGATCATTTGGACTTTAAGGTTCACCGTCAAAGGCTTTATATTTGGTAAACACACAGAAACAAATTTCATTACACATTCTATTTCTTCAATATACAGTTTAAATTCCACAAATGATGTTGTATCATTTACAATGAATCCAGCCACAGGAAATGGATATTATGGAATAGGAGATGTTGTTTACCAAGGGTATTCTTTTGGTACAGCCACAGCCACTGCAAAAGTTACACAGTGGATACCTTCTCTAAATATTTTGAGACTGACAGATATAAAAGGTAATTTCAATTCAACATCTCCAATTATTTCTGCTCAAACAAATGCAAGTTATACATACACATCGTACTCACCATTCGAAGGCAAGTATGCACAAATTGATACTGCAACTGCAACATTCGATTTGAATACATATACCATGGACAGCACTGCTGGTGATATTACGATGGACCTGGATTCAGGTAAATATCCATCATCAATAAGGGAATACAACTAAAATGGCTCAAGAAGTAATAAACACAGGAACATTACCAAATGATGGTAAGGGCGATACTTTAAGAATAGCCGGTCAAAAAATAAACAATAACTTTTTTGAGTTATATAATGTCGGCGCCGTAACAGATAACACAGCCAGACAAAGAGCTAACGCAGCTTTCGATACAGCAAACACAAAAATCGCAAAGGCTGGTGATATTGTTACCGGCTCATTGATTTTTAGAACGAATGCAAATAATGCATATCCAAATACAAGAATAGGTAATATTCAAGAAGCAAACAGTATTGATGTTTTTGCAGGAAATGAAAATGACTTTGCTCAATTAAATTGGGCAAATACAAATTTTGCAATTGTTGATAGTGTTGGTGTTGTTGCCACTACAGCAAATACTTCTGTTGAATTGAAAGATGAACAGGAATTAGTTTTAGTCAGAGTAAATACACAGAATTGGTCATTTACTAGTAATGGAAGAGTAACTGTTTTTGATACTTCAACAGCTGCCAAAACAACTTTGGCTCCAGGTTTTAGAAATGCAATAACAGTAACTTCAAATACACACAACGCATCAAATACAAATGACATTTTATTTTGTGATCCAACCACTGCGGGTGGCAATGTAGTTGTAAATCTTTCAGCCAACGTAGATGCCGGTAAATGTTATACAATTAAAAATATAAATCCCGGTGGATATAGTGTCAACGTAAGTGGTACGGAAAGAGCTTACCCATACATAGAAGATCCTGATGCTTTAGGAAATTTTGTGACAAGAGTAAGAATGTCAAACACTGGAGAAGTATACACATGGGTTTTTGATTCCGGAGTCTATAGATACATACAATAAAATATGAATACTTTTGATAAAAATATGGAAAAAATATTTGATGTTACTCCGGTTGAAGTGCCGGAGAAACAATCATTGATACCTGTGAAAAGTGATTCTGAAGAATTGGATTTGAAACAAGACTTGACAGATGCATACGAACAATCGAAAAGTAATCTTCAAGATATAATCGAACAAGGCAAAGATGCAATGGATGAAATCCTACAGATTGCAAAAGCAGGTCAGCATCCAAGAGCGTTCGAAGTCTATGGTACTCTACTAAAGAATATGGTAGAAGCCAATGATCGTCTATTAAAAATGCAAAAAGAAATGCGTGAGATGGACGGAAAGAAAAAAGATAATGGTGATACTAAAATTGACAAGGCTATTTTTGTTGGTTCGACTGCTGAACTATCAAAAATTCTAAAGAATAATGGACAATAAAGATTCTTACCGCGACAATCCGTTATTAAAGAGAGCCGGTGTACAACTAGAATATACTCAAGAACAAATCGATGAGTATATAAAATGTGCAAAAGATCCAATTTATTTCGCAAAAAATTATGTAAAGATCGTCAACGTTGATGAAGGTCTTATTAATTTTAGGATGTGGCCTTTTCAGGAGAAAATGCTCAACCTTTTTAAGGACAATCGTTTCGTAATTACAAAATGTCCTCGACAGGTTGGTAAAACCACAACAACGGTTGCATATCTATTACATGCAACATTATTCCAAGACTCTCAAAACGTTGCCGTTCTTGCCAACAAAGGCTCTCTGGCCAGAGATATTCTTGGTAAATACCAACTTGCGTATGAAAACCTACCAATGTGGTTACAACAAGGTGTCATCACATGGAATAAGGGTAACGTAGAACTGGAAAACGGTTCAAAGATTATTGCTGCATCCACATCATCAAGTGCTATCCGAGGTGGTGCATTCAACATCGTATTCTTGGATGAATTTGCGTTCGTTCCACAAAACATTGCTACAGAATTCTTCAACTCTGTTTATCCCGTTATCTCATCCGGTAAGAAAACAAAGATCATTATTGTTTCTACGCCAAATGGTATGAATCTGTTCTACAAACTCTGGATGGATTCAATCAACAAAAAGAACGATTACGTTTCATTTGAGATTCACTGGTCAAACGTACCAGGAAGAGATGAAAAGTGGAAAGAAGAAACGATTCGTAACACTTCATTACGTCAGTTCCAACAGGAATTTGAAACTGAGTTCTTGGGTTCTTCAAACACACTGATCTCCGGTTATAAACTTCAGCAATTGGTGTACAGAGATCCAATTGCTGATCACGACATGTTGAAAATCTATGAACATCCGATCAAAGAAATCAACGGGCATCCAAAAGACAATCTGTATGCAATTGTTGTTGATGTGTCGGAAGGTAAAAACTTGGACAGTTCTGCATTCTCTGTGATTGATATATCTCAGACACCATACAAACAGGTTGCAACGTACAAGAGTTCATCGATTTCACCGATATTGTTCCCGACAGTCATCTATAACGCAGCAAAGTACTATAACGATGCATACGTTCTGGTAGAAATCAATAACAACCCACAAGTTGCAGACTCACTACATGCAGATTTTGAGTATGAGAACCTATGGAAAGTATTCACGGGTAATAAGAAACCACAACAACTATCTGCCGGTTTTGCAAGAGGTGTGCAGATGGGCATTAAAATGTCTCCCCAAGTTAAAGCAATTGGTTGTTCAAACCTAAAAACTTTGATCGAAGGCGACAAACTTTTAATCAATGACTTTGATACTTATTCCGAACTGACAACTTTTGTTCAACAGAACAATTCATTCAAAGCGGAAGAAGGTGCAAATGATGACTTAGTTATGGGTCTGGTTATTTTTGCATGGTTAACAACACAAAAATACTTTAAAGAAATCGTTAACCATGATGTTAGAAAACAAATTCAGTTGGAAAGCATGAACCAGGTAGATGAAGAAACTTTACCTGCACCAATTATTGAAAATGGTTTAGACAACGACTTTGAAATAATGGGTGGAGATATCTGGGAAGTTGCAAATGGAGGAGAAACATATGCAAACTTCATCAGAAAGACATTAAGTGGTTTATAAAAACAATGTTTCATAAATAACCATTATGGTATTCAACTGCCAAAAGAACAAATATTAATTCAAGGAGAATAAAATGGCATTTCAAATCTCTCCAGGCGTAAATGTTTCAGAAGTAGACTTAACAACAGTAGTCCCTTCTGTACTTACAACCGCCGGTGCTTTTGTTGGAACTTTCGATTGGGGTCCAGCACAAGAAATTAAGTTGATTGACAGTGAAATCACTTTACTCAAAACTTTTGGTCAACCAAGTTCAAACTCTGCTGTATCTTTCTTTTCAGCAGCAAACTTTTTGGCATATGGAAATAACTTAAGTGTTGTCCGTGCTGTTGGTGCAAACTGTTTCAATTCTTGCGTAACATCAGCTGCGGCCGTTAAAGTTAACAACGAATCTGCGTTCCAAGAATCTTATCTAAGCGCAAATACAAACACTTTTGGTTCTTTCATGGCCAGATTCCCTGGCGTATTAGGCAATTCTCTAAACGTTTCTGTTTGTTCAAGCAGCACACAATTCAGTACATGGGATTATAAGTCTTATTTCACATCAGCACCAGGCACATCTGATTACACAACTTCTTTAGGTGGTTCAAATGATGAACTGCACGTTGTTGTTGTCGATGAAGATGGTCTGTTTACGGGTATCAAAGGTACCGTGTTAGAAACATTCCCATTTGTTTCAAAAGCATCAGACGCAAAGATTAATGGTCAATCAAACTACTACAAACAAGTAATTTTTGATACATCAAGCTATGTGTATGCAGTTGCACCTGTAGATTTCTCAAACACTGTGACAACATGGGGCACAACAGCTGCAAATAAAACTTTCGCCAATGCGTTAAACACATACCAATCTTTGGGTGGCGGAAATGATGAACTGCCATCAACTGCTAATCTGCAAACAGCGTGGGATTTATTTGGAAACAAAGACACTGTTGACATATCTCTAGTTGTTACCGGTGATGCAAGCACAACAGTTCAACAATACATAATTGATAACGTTGTTAATGCTCGTAAAGACTGTGTTGCTTTCATTTCACCAGCAGAAACAGATGTTGTAAGTGAAACAGATTCAACTGCAACAACAAATATTACCACATGGTTGTCAACACTGTCACGTTCTTCATCATATGTTGTTGCCGATTCTGGTTGGAAATACCAGTTCGACAAATACAATAACGTATATCGTTGGATTCCACTGAACGGTGATATTGCTGGTCTGTGTGTATACACCGACAACGTAACAGATCCTTGGTTCTCTCCAGCAGGTTACAACCGTGGTGCCATCAAGAACGTTATCAAACTGGCTTGGAACCCACCAAAAACATATCGTGACACACTATATGCAGCAGGTGTAAACCCAGTTGTTTCCTTCCCAGGTCAAGGAACCATATTGTTTGGTGACAAAACACTGTTGAACAAACCTTCAGCATTTGATCGTATCAATGTGCGTAGATTGTTTATTGTTCTGGAAAAGGCAATCTCTGAGGCATCTAAGTTCTCACTGTTCGAATTGAATGATGAATTCACAAGATCACAATTTGTGTCTCTGATTACTCCATTCTTACGTGACATTCAAGGTCGCCGTGGTATCGTTGACTTTAAAGTTGTTTGCGATGCAACAAATAATACACCACAAGTTATTGATAACAATCAATTCGTTGGTGATATTTACATTAAGCCTGCTCGTTCAATTAACTACATTCAATTGAATTTTGTTGCTGTTGCTACGGGTGTTGAGTTTAACACAGTTGTTGGTGCAGCTTAATAAATAAACAATAACGGGAGAAAAAAATGGCATTTAATGTAGCAGAATTCAGATCAAACATGATTGGTGACGGCGCACGTGCCAATCTGTTTTCTGTAGACATGATTCTACCAAGCTATGCACTATCTGCACAAGCTGCAACAAACAAAGTCAGATTCATGGCCAAGTCGGCACAGTTACCTGGTTCCACAATCGGAACAGTACCTATGTTCTACTTTGGTCGTGAAATGAAATTTGCTGGTAACAGATCATTTGCAGATTGGACAATTACGATTGTTAATGATGAAGACTTCCTGATCAGAAATGCAATGGAAAGTTGGATGAATGCAATCAACAATCACAGATCAAACACAAGAGCTGGCGTTGCACTAAGAAATGGTTCTGGTCCAGCAACAACCGTTGGTGGTTATACAACTGACGCAAATGTTGTGCAGTATGGCAAAACAGGAAATACTTTAAAGAATTATAACTTTGTTGGTATCTTCCCAATCGACATATCTGCAATCGACTTAGACTGGGGTTCAAACGATGCTATCGAAGAATTCACAGTAACATTTGCTTATCAGTATTGGGAAACCAATTCCACTCCTCCTGGCGCAGTAGGTTAAAGTGGTTAAATATTGATTTAAACGGAAGAGCTGCAAAGCTCTTCCACTTATGATTAGTTGATTTTATTATTAATTTTTAAAAAACATGGCCGATACAAATAAATTTTCACTTTTTGGTTTTACAATCTCACGTGATAAGAGAGAACAGCAAGATGTTCTCCAGCAATCTTTTGCGCCTCCGGCAGCAGATGATGGCGCATTAACTATTTCATCAGCCGCTTATTATGGTACATATGTTGACTTAGACGGTACCGCAAAGAACGAAGTAGAACTGATTTCTAGATATCGCGAAATGTCAATGCAACCAGAAATCGAATCTGCGATTGATGACATAGTTAATGAAGCTATTTGCCAAGACGATGATGGCAAAATTATCAATATCGTTTTAGACAACCTAAAACAACCCGATAGAATCAAAAAAGCTTTAAAAGAAGAGTTCAACATCATTCTTAAATTGTTGAACTACAACAATATGGCTCACGATATCTTCCGTAGATATTATGTTGATGGTAGAATGTATTACCACATCATCATTGATAAAGAAAATCCTGCTGAAGGTATTAAAGAATTAAGATATATTGATCCACGTAAACTACGCAAGGTTCGTGAAATCAAAAAACAAAAGGATGAAAGAACTGGTGCAGAGATAATGGCCACGGTCAATGAGTATTATCTCTATAATGACAAGGTTGTCACTGGAAGTTCTTCCAACTATGGACCTGTTGGTGTTCGTATCACGACAGACTCTATTATCTCCGTAGTCTCAGGACTCATGGATTCACGCCGTGCAGTTGTTTTAAGTTACCTACACAAGGCAATTAAACCATTGAACCAGTTGCGTATGATTGAAGACGCAACGGTTATCTACCGTATCTCTAGAGCGCCAGAACGCCGTATCTTCTATATTGACGTAGGCAATTTACCAAAGTTAAAAGCAGAACAATACCTGCGTGACATTATGGTCAAATACAAAAACAAACTTGTGTATGACGCAAACACTGGTGAAATCCGTGACGACAGAAAATTCTTATCCATGATGGAAGACTTCTGGTTGCCACGTAGAGAAGGTGGTAAGGGTACAGAAATCACTACACTACCAGGCGGTCAAAACCTGGGTGAACTGGAAGACGTTAAGTATTTCCAGAAAAAACTATACGGTGCTTTGAACGTTCCAGTTTCTAGATTGGAAACAAACCAGAGTTTTTCTCTAGGTCGTTCATCAGAAATTACACGTGATGAAATTAAGTTCTCTAAGTTTGTTGCACGTATGCGTAACAAGTTTTCGGATGTTTTTGACCAAGCAATGCGTGTTCAGTGCGTATTAAAAGGTATTTGTACCGCTGAAGAGTGGGATACTTTCAAAGAAAACATCTATTTCGATTTCATCCAAGACAATAACTTCACAGAACTCAAAGATGCAGAGTTAATGAGAGAAAGACTTTCGTTACTGCAATCTGTGGATCCTTATACAGGTCGTTACTTCTCACAGAAGTGGATTCAACAAAACGTGTTGCGTCTGACAGATGATGAAATTAAAGACATGCAAGATCAAATCGATCTGGAAAAAGAACAAGGTTTAGGATTACCAGTTGAGGTAACAAACTCAGTTGCACAACAGCAAATGGCAGGTGACATTCAAACGCAACAGCAGTTGCAAATGGCACAAGGTCAAGCTGAGATACAACAAGATATGCAACCACAAGAGCAAACGCCTGTGGCAAATAATTCAAGTGACAAAAAGAAACAAACCAATTCTAGAGCCGACTTGAGTTTAGAAAATACTACATTTACTAAATTGAAACGTATATTATAAGGAGATAGAGATGAGCGAAGTAACAAGAAACATAGTTGATTTGGCAGATGAAGGTGATGCAAAGAATATGCGTGATGCATTGTATGCAGCCATTCAAGATAGAGTAATGGCACATATAGATTCTCACAAACAGAGTATTGCAAAAACATTAATTGCACCAGAAGAATCGGAAGATTCAACTGATGCGGTTGAAAACGCTTAAATACCTCAAATAATACTAGGGATAAAAAATGGCCAACAAATATTCTTATCAAGTACTAAAGGACGACACACAATTTGCAGTCATCAAACTGACAGCAGATTTTGACGGTACTGGCCAAGAGAACAATACAGCAAGAATTGCCGCAAACACTCTTTATGGTGCTTTGGCAACAAACGGTTTCTTAGTTGCAAATTCTCAAGGCGGCGCAGCAAACACAACACTATCATATTACGGTTTAAATGTGAATCGTATTTGGTATGATACAGATGGAGCAACAGGTGATGTTCAATTGTATTGGTCAAATACCGCAAGTGCATTAGCTAATGCAGGTGTACCAATCATGTTCTTACAGGGTAATGGTGAATATGATGCCGGTGGAAACTGGATCACTATCAGAAATCCCAATAGAACATCATTTAACAATGGGGACATTGGCATAGTTACAAGAGGTCAAGTTGCAAATTCAAGTTACACAATTATTCTAGAATTGCGTAAAGAAAACGAATACTACCAGCGCGGTCAGTTCAACGATCCTGCTGCATTCAACTACGGCGAATATTCGATCCGTCCATAATAAGGTAATAAAATGAAACTTATTAAAGAAATTACCGAGTCCGTAAATTACTTAACGGAAGAAAAAGATGGAAAGAAAACGCTTTTCATTGAGGGTCCTTTCCTCGTTTCCGAAAGAACAAACAAAAATGGACGCATGTATAAAGAAGAAACTATGCGTAAAGAAGTTTCTCGTTATACAGAAGAATACATCAATAAAAATCGTGCCTTCGGTGAACTGGGGCATCCAGATACACCTTCAATCAATCTCGACCGTGTCTCTCACTTAATTGTGGGTCTACGTCAAGAAGGAAATGATTGGATAGGCAAAGCTAAAATTCTTGAAACACCAATGGGTAACATTGCAAAGAATCTGATCGAAGGCGGCGCACAACTAGGTGTGTCTTCTCGCGGTATGGGTTCTCTGAAAGCTGTCAATGGTGTTAACATAGTTCAAGATGACTTTCATCTGGCCACAGCGGCAGATATTGTAGCAGATCCTTCTGCGCCTGGAGCTTTTGTTCAAGGTATTATGGAAGGTAAAGAATGGGTGTTCGTTAACGGAATTTGGACTGAACAACATATCGAAGAGTCGAAAAAACTAATTCAAAAAGTTTCTCGTAAAGATGTTGAAAAAGTAAGTTTACAAATTTTCGAAAACTTCATCAAAAAACTTTAATTATAAATATCCAATATAAAATCAAGGAGATTCTCAAAATGGGAAAATTTAATCTGACAGAAGCCGCTAAAGACATTTTGCAAGGCAACGTATCTGCAAAACACGGTGGCCAAGATGCACCACAAAAACTAAGTGGCGCAGTTGCTTATGGTACAAAAGAAGCTGGCGAAGTTGCTGGTGTCGTTGACAAACAAGACGACGATAAGCCAGATTATACAAAAGGCACACCAAGTGCTACACCTCCTGGTGCTACACCTCCTGTCGGTGCTCAGCCTGGTGGCAAGTTGTCTGGCCCAGCAGAAACAGAAGGCCGTAAAGATTTGGCACAAACTGTTCAAGCAGATGCCACAGAATACGCTTCAATCCGTGACCGCGTAAAAGCTCGTCTGGCTACACAAACAATGCAATCAAATCCTGGCGCAGTTTTTCATGCCGTTCCAGAAGAAACAGAAGTTGATTCTGAAGTTATTGCAGAAGCCGAAAAAGAAGGCCATGAGGACGAAGCTCAAGACAAAGCAATGATCAAGAAGATGATGAAGAAACAAAAAATGAAAGAAGACATGGACGCTGACGTTGATGCACTTCTTTCTGGTGAAAATCTCTCTGAAGAATTCAAAGAGAAAGCACAAACAATTTTTGAAGCTGCCGTTATTGCACGTTCACACGCAATCGTTGAAGAAGTTGAAGAAGCTCTGTACGAAGAGTTCGAACTGGCTGTTGAAGAAGTCAAAGATGAACTGGCAACAAAGCTTGATGATTACATCAACTATATGGCAGAAGAGTGGGTCAAAGAGAACCAACTGGCAATCGAAAAAGGTCTGCGCGCCGAAATCGTTGAAGATTTCATCCGTGGATTACACGACCTGTTCAAAGAACACTATATCGATATTCCAGAAGAAAAAGTGGATGTTGTCGAAGAACTGACAAACAAAGTTGAAGAACTTGAAGCCACAATCAGCGAACAGATCGAATCTGCTGTTCAGTTGAAGAAGGAATTAAACGAACACAAAAAGAATGAGGCTATACATGCAGTATGTGAGGGCCTAACGCAGACTCAAGTGGAAAAAATGAAATCACTCGCAGAGAGTGTTGACTTTACCACTGACGAAGATTTCGCGGACAAACTAGTTACACTGAGACAATCATATTTCAGTGCATCAGTTAAAACTGCGGACAGTTCTGCTCTGAATGAAGCGGTGGAGATCGAGGAAGAAAAGAAGGAACAACCTTCGGCCGATCCAATGATCAACATGTATGCAAAAACAATCTCAAAAACATTGGCTAAATAAATAAAATTTACCAATATTAGAAACTCACAAGGAGAAATCAATGTTTCTATCTGAAGAATTACAAAAGAAATGGACTCCTGTTCTGGAACACCCAGAACTGGAAAAAATTACAGATCCATATAAGAAAGCCGTTACTGCTGTAGTGTTGGAAAACCAACAACAAGCAATGAAGGAATCTGCACAACAACTGAATGAAACAACATACTCAGCTGCGCCAACAAACGTAACTGGTGGTGTTTCAAACTATGACCCAATCTTAATCAGCTTGGTTCGTCGTGCTCTGCCTAACCTGATTGCTTATGACGTTGCTGGCGTTCAGCCAATGACAGGTCCTACAGGCCTGATCTTCGCAATGCGTGCTCGTTACGACACACAATCTGGCGGTCCTTCTAATACAAACGAAGCCTTCTTCAACGAAGCCAACACCATTTTCTCTGGTGCTGGTTCTTCTACTAACCTGTACGGCTTCCGTGGTAACAACACAACAGACGTTAGAACAAACTCTGTTGCAGACTTTACTGCTAACAGCTACACAACCGGTATCGGCATGACAACAACACGTGCTGAAGGCCTGGGTGCAGATACAGACACAGGTATGTTCAACCAGATGGCATTCAGCATTGAGAAAGTTACTGTAACTGCTCAATCACGTGCTCTGAAGGCTGAGTATTCTCTGGAACTGGCACAAGACCTGAAAGCAGTTCATGGTCTGGATGCTGAAACAGAACTGTCTAACATTCTGTCTACAGAGATTCTTGCTGAAATCAACCGCGAAGTTATTCGTACAATCTACACATGCGCTGTTAACGGTGCTCAGTACGGTACAACAACCGCTGGCGTGTTCGACTTAGACACAGACTCTAACGGTCGTTGGTCTGTTGAGCGTTTCAAAGGTCTGATTTTCCAAATCGAACGTGATGCTAACGTTATCGCTAAGCAGACTCGTCGTGGAAAAGGTAACGTTCTGATCGTTTCTTCAGACGTTGCTTCTGCTATGGCTATGGCTGGTGTTCTGCAATATACACCTGCTCTGCAAGCTGACCTGCAAGTTGACGACACAGGTAACACCTTCGCTGGTCTGTTACATGGTCGTATCAAGGTCTACATCGACCCATACTTCGGTGGATACACATCTAACCAAGAATTGGTCACAGTTGGTTATAAGGGTACTTCTCCTTATGACGCAGGCTTGTTCTACTGCCCATACGTTCCTCTGCAAATGGTTCGTGCAGTTGACCAGTACACATTCCAACCAAAGATTGGATTCAAGACACGTTACGGCATGGTTGCAAACCCATTCGCAACAGGTCTGACAACTGGCAATGGTGCTCTGAACGCACGTAGCAACGTTTACTACAGAATCTTCCAAGTTAAGAACCTGATGTAATCGGTAAGTCACCGTTAAGAGTGACACTTTAAAGGGACCAAGAAATTGGTCCCTTTTTTTATGGCTCCTAAATACCTACAAGGAGATTTAAATGACCGCACTGAACAGAAATCCAGAAAATACAAATCTATTACAACCAACAAAGTTTTTGTTGACGTTCAGTAGAATTGCTACGACACAATATTTTTGTCAGACAATTAGTATACCAAGTATTTCTTTGGGTGAAGTGGACAGAGTTACACCGTTTCTGGACATGTATTCTCCTGGTACAAAACTAAAATATGATCCATTGGACATTTCTTTCATAATAGATGAAGATTTGCAATCCTGGAAAAACTTATATGACTGGTTCATTTCAATTGCCGATCCGGAAGGTTTTGGTGGAAGAACAGCAAATCGTGAACTTCAACAACAAAAATATTTTTCTGATGCAACGTTGACTGTACTAAGTGCTCTGAATAATCCAATTTTAAGAATTGATTTTACAAATGTATTTCCATTAACCATGTCGAGTATTGATTTTGATACCAGATTATCAGCCGACACTGTGGTTACATGTAATGCAACTTTTAGGTATCAATCATATAAGTACTTGACAATTTAACTGATATCCTTTATAATGTTTTGAAACAATTTATTTAACGTAAGTTGTTGTCCTGTATAATAAAAACTGAATTTGTGAAACGATTATGGAAACAATTGAAAACATATTGAAAATGTGGGAAACCGATGCAGTCATAGACCAAACGGAACCCAGCAAAGAACTTATCAAAATACCCACACTGCACAGCAAGTATCTTGGATTTCTAACCAAACACAAGATCGCATCGAAAAAGGCACACTTTGATTATCTACGTATGCGTAAGGTCAAGTGGGAGTACTTCACTGGTAAATTGTCTCAAGAAGAACTGGAAGAATATGGTTGGGAACCATTTCAGTTTGCACTCAAATCGGATATCTCCACATATCTTGAAGCAGACAAAGACTTGATTAAGTTACTTGAAAAGAAAGTATACCATGATGAAACAGTTTCTGTTGTGGAATCTATCATGTCGGAACTGAAACAAAGAACTTGGCAATTGAGAGACTTCATCTCATGGGAAAAATTTATAGGTGGTCAATAATGAGTAATAATAAATTGTCCACCAAAATATGCATTAAGTGTGAAAAATCAAAACCACTAGATGCATTTATGACAAGAGAAAATTTGGCTAGTGGTAAATCTTCTTATAGAACTGAGTGTAAAGAATGTACTTATGAAAAAGCTAAGTTAAGAAAAAAATTGGAAAAACAACATCCAAGACCAACAGATTTAAATTACTGTTGTCCAATTTGTGAAAAAACAGAGTCACAATTAAAAAAGAACGGAAGATTTGCGGATAGATCAATTTGGTGTTTAGATCACAATCACGTAACGGAAGAGTTTCGCAATTGGATATGCAATAATTGTAATGTGGCTATAGGTAGATTTGAAGATAATTCGTCTATTGCATATAAAGCGTATAAGTATCTATTAAATGATTGACTTATTAATAACAAAAAAAGATGAGGTGTTCGCCAAGATATCTTGTGAACGCCATATCGCTATGGAGTTATCAGAATACTTCACATTCTTTGTACCTGGTTATCAATTCGTTCCAACCTATCGGAATCGAATCTGGGACGGTAAAATAAGACTATTCAATCTAGCGACAAGTCAAATATATCTTGGGCTGATACCTTATCTGAAAGAGTTCTGTGAAGAACGCAACTACAAGTACGAATTTGAAGAAACACAAGATGAATATTCGATATATCATTTTGAAAAATATGTTAAAACTCTGAATCTACATTCACAAGGTCGACCAATTGATGTAAGAGATCATCAAAGAAAAGCATTCATTCATGCAATGCAACATAGAAGAGCTCTGTTGTTGTCTCCCACCGCATCAGGAAAATCACTGATCATTTATTTGTTGTTTAGACAGTTACTAGATTATCAGAATCTAAAAGGATTGATTATTGTTCCCACAACTTCTCTTGTTGAACAGTTATATTCAGACTTTGAAGACTACTCTTCACACAACGGTTTCAATGTGGAAGAAAACGTACACAGAATATATCAAGGCAAAGACAAACATACAAACAAGAATCTGACTATCTCTACATGGCAGTCACTTTATCAATTGCCAAAACAATACTTTGAACAGTTTGACTACATCATTGGAGATGAGGCACACTTGTTCAAGGCACAGTCACTCACAACAATTATGACTGCCGCAAACAAGACAAAGTATCGTATTGGTTTAACTGGTACTTTAGATGGTACAAAGACTCACAAACTGGTTTTGGAAGGTTTGTTTGGAACTGTAGAGAAGGTAATCACAACAAAAGAGTTGATCGACAAAAAGCAATTGTCACCTTTCAATATCAAATGTCTGGTACTTAAACATTCACCAGAGGTATGTGAAAATCATAAAGATGACACTTATCAGGAAGAAATAGAATACCTTATTACATCCGAAAACAGAAATAGATTCATCAGGAATCTATGCATCAGTTTAGATAAAAATACCCTAGTGCTTTATCAAATGGTTGAAAAACATGGTAAAATATTGTATAATATAATTAAAGAAAAAGCAAACGGCCGCAAGGTATTTTTTGTACATGGCGGAGTAGAAACAGAAGACAGAGAGAATATTCGTAAGATTATGGAGACAGAGAATGATGCTATTGTTGTGGCTTCTTTTGGGACTTTTTCTACTGGAATTAATATTAGGAATTTACATAATATTATCTTCGCATCTCCGTCAAAGTCAAGAGTTCGAAATCTTCAATCGATTGGACGATCTCTTAGACAGTCGGAAGGTAAAGAAATGGCAACACTCTATGACATTGCAGACGACCTCAGACACAAAAAGAAAATGAACTTTACGTTGCAACATTTCGTGGAAAGAGTGAAAATATATAATGAAGAGAAGTTCTCTTTCAAACTTTATAACATAGGATTAAAAGATGGAAAATAACATTTACGCTTTGAGATTTAAAGATGGTATTGATGTTATTTGTGTTATGGAACAACTTGATTCATATCAAATTAAAATTACAAACCCCATGATGTTTGAAGTTAGGAATTCAAATCTGCTTTTGCAACATTGGTTACCGGTAGATATTATGAAAGGTGATTCAGTGGCAATTAACAATGAAGATGTTCTTTGTATTTTTGAACCAACTGAGGATTTTAAAGAATACTATCTGAATACCGTGGAGAGGATGGC